CAATGGATGGACACGATGAGTTCGGTGGTATGCGTGCAGCCATGAAAGAACTTAAGTATCTAGCCAGAGATACAAACGCAGCACTACTTGTATTGCACCATACCAAAGAAGGATATGAAGGCAGTCCGTGTCAGCCAAGGTCGTCAATCCAAGGGCTAGTCAATCAGATACCAGCAATGGTATTAACTATTGGTCAGATGAAACAAGCAGATATGAATTACTTATGCGTTGCCGCAGTTAAGAATCGCTATGGTAAGGCTGACCAAACAGGTAACAACTATGTTACCCTTGCATTCAACCCAGAATCTATGTATCTAGATGATGTTATGATTCGTTATATGCCACAGCAACAGGAGTTTGAATGAGCAATCCACGCAAAGCAAAGGGTTCCAGCGCAGAAAGAGATGTAGTTAATTGGTTAAAGAAATGGTACCCATATGTAGAGCGTAGGATTGCAGGTGCACATCTAGACAAGGGAGATATAGCAGGAGTTAATGGTGTAGTTATAGAGGTAAAGAACCACAGAAAGTTAGACCTATCCGCATGGGTAAAAGAACTAGAAGTAGAAATTCAAAATGATAAAGCATGGACAGGTGTAGTCATACACAAACGAACAGGTAAAGGAGATGTAGGAGAATGGTATGCAACGATGCCAGCAAAAATATGGATAGAATTAATTAGGAAGATTAATGGACAAACATGATGTATCTGCCTACTTAGCACACGTAGGCGCCACCCTGCCAGCAGTGGGGCATGGTTGGCGCAAGATGAAGTGCCCATTTCACGGAGATAAACACGCATCATCAGCCGTTAACTATGAAGAAAATAGATTCAAATGTTTTGGTTGTGAAGCACAAGGTGATGTATATGATTTAATAATGTATAAAGAAGGAGGTAATTATATTGAGGCTATCAAATTCGCAGAGAGCATATCTCTTGCAGGCAACAGACCAGTACGCAAAGGACCTGCATCTAGCAACAGAGTATCTTTCAACTCGGCATCTATCGGTAGAAGAGGGCAGAAGTTTTAGCCTAGGTGTAGTAGCAAACCCATTGCCAGGACACGAGGTATATAAAAATAGATTAGCAATCCCTTATATAACACCATCAGGTGTAGTTGATATTAGGTTTAGAAGCATGAACAATCACGAAGACCCTAAGTATATGGGTGTACCTGGGGCTAAGACTACAATGTTTAATGCACAGATAGTATTAACAGCAGGTAGTTATGTATGTGTAACTGAAGGTGAGTTAGATACAGTAGTGCTATCAGTTAAGACAGGTCATCCATCAGTTGGTATACCTGGAGTTAATAACTGGAGGCCATACTATGCAAAGATACTAGATGATTTTGAAACAGTAATTGTATTAGCAGATGGTGACAACGCTGGCTTAGAGTTTGGCAAAAGATTAAGTAGAGAACTACACAATGTTAATCTATTACAAATGCCAGAAGGACACGATGTTAACAGTATCATTGTGCAAGAAGGAAAGGAATGGATAGATGAGCGAATTCGAAAATGCTTGGGCAACTGACGAAGATTTTTGGGAGTTTGTTGGAGACAATAGAAAGTTAGTTGGCATAGCAATATCAAATGGTCAAGGACTAGACATTCTTAATGCACTTAAAGATATCTATACTACGATAGAGAAAGAACCAGAGAGTGCTATGCGTATGCTTACACTACTGGGTACAGTTATATATGCCAGCAGCATAGGTGAAGGTAAACAATTTACAGATGAGATACAAGTAGTATCAGCAATGGAACAATTCGATAGCAGTATGAAGGAGATGTTAGATGAAGAATCCAAATGATGTTGATGTAATACTCAACGAACTGCGTAGTATTATGATGAAGAAGCAGGAAGATTACGGACCTTTAAATATAGCCCTTGCCCCTGGCGGTGCTATGAATGGGCTGAGGGTTAGGATGTATGACAAACTGGCTAGGCTAAATAACATGGCTGGTAAGGACGCCACGCCCAATTTTGAATCAATAGAAGATACCCTTATAGACCTGGCTAACTATGCGATAATAGGACTATTGGTACAAAGAGGACAGTGGGAAGGCATTAACTAACGAATGAATCAAGAGTGGGTACAAGAGTATGATTTGCTTGTGTCTACGCTTGGCATGGAGTATTCCAGAAAATATTCTATAGTTGAACCTTCAGATATAAAACAAATTTTATGGATGTGGTTTGTTACCCATCCAAATAAATATACAGAGTGGTCTAAGTTACCACCCAAAGATAAAGAAAAACTAATTGCAAAGTCATTACGTAATGCTGCTCTTAAATATTGTGAGCAAGAAAAAGCCCGTAAGTTTGGCTACGATATGGTTGACCTCTACTACTACGACCCATCAGTTATCGAAGCATTTCTTCCATCTATCTTGGCAGATAGTTATGAGATACCAAGCAAGATACAAGACCTTAACTTTAAGTTCGGCAAATCAGGAGAAGTAACAGACGGAAACAATTGGCTAGTTCTTAGGTCAGATATTGAAAAAGCATTCAACAAGTTAGCAGAGGCTAAACAAAATATTTTAAGACTAAGATTTACAACGGACAAGTATGAGTGGAATGACTTAGCCAAAGAATTAAACACATCTGCTGATGGTGCACGTATGAGAGTTAGCCGTGCAATTAACTCTTTGATTAGAGTACTGGGTGGATGGCGTACTTACAACGATACAGATAACTTAGAGGCTAAAGATGAAGAAGAAGAAGATGACACAAGAGCCTAAAGAAATAAAAGATTTATTTAAAAAAGATTACAGCAATGCTATGGACCTACGTGGTAATCCAATAGGAGATATTTGTGTATGTGGTTCACAATTATTTACAGCAATAGTAGCCTTTGAATCTGGCGAGATAGCATTTTACTTTTTAGATGGTGAGTGTGTAGACTGTGGTTCATTAGTAACTTTACCGACACCAATAGATGATATAGGAATGGATTGTATGTAATGCCTTACTATGATTTTGAGTGCAAGATATGTACTAAAGTAGAAGAAACAAATGATTCTGCTGCACCATTCTGTGGCTCTTGCGGAAATCTTATGACTCGTATATGGTCCTCTACACCAGTACATTTTAAAGGAAGTGGCTTCTACTCAACAGGAGGATAAGATTAAAAGACTACGTCATTTATTTTGTTTTAATTATATGTGGAAAGTAATAGACCCAAGTAAATCGTTATGGCATCTCAAGTGTACTAGGTGTGGTTATCAAGAGGTGATTAATCTTGATTGATTACCCAACATGGAAAGATATACCAGCATGCACTGGTATTGATGTAGAGATATTCTTTACTGAAGAAAGAGGTAATTATCCACACCTTGATTATATTAAGAAGATGTGCAACACTTGTCCTGTACGAGTCCAATGCCATACCTATGCAATAGACAATCTAGTGCAAGGAATATGGGGAGGAACTACCATGGAAGAAAGGAATAAATACAGAAGTAAGCATGGGATAGTTGGTAAAACAGTTGTTCCTATGTCTGTATTTAATAGTAACTATGAGTAAACTATCTGACTTTGATTTAGACTTATCAGTTGGGCACGAAGGGGAATCCTTAGTCAATCAACTACTTACCAATGGTAAAACTATTGAGGTTAAGACAGACCTTAAATGGAAGAACACGGGCAACTTATATATAGAAACAGTATGCTGGTCACATAACAATGAAGAGTGGTATCCGTCTGGTATATCTGCAACTAAGGCTGCATACTGGGCATTTGTATTAGAAGGAACTATATTGATAGTACCAATAGAACATCTTAAACATGCCTTAACTTTGTATGGACACCCAATTACATGTAACATACCACCCAATCCGTCAAAGGGTTATCTGATACGACCAGATAAAATCCTGCAAGTAATACAAGAGTTGGCTAAGTAGAAGGGGACTGCTTAGAAAACAAAAAAGACCCCCGCTCCAGTAGTAATACTGGGCGGGGGATTCTTTTATTTATAACTACTCGCTTCCACGGCCAAACTGTGTGGCTGATGGGTCTAACCATTTAAGAACTGGGCCTGCAAGTCCTGCTAGTGCTGCTGCACCTAGTTGCTTAGGGTCTGTAATTCCAGTTACATACAGTGCAACTACCGCTGCTGCTGATGCTCGGAACCAACTTATTACTACCTGCTTGAACTGTTCGTTCATTTATTGCTCCTTTATTTGGTATTACTATGCACCTTACAACAGGTACAAACTAGAGGTTTTACTATTGGATAAGGTTTCTTTGCTGGTATTGGTGTAATAGATGCAACCAATGTTGCTAATGGATTAGGTTGATTCATCCACCAAAACCAAGGTGATGTGTCATTTGCTGACCCATCATTAATAGAAATATGCAAATGTTTATTATGTTGATTGCTACCAGTGTATTTACGGTTGCCTTCTTTAGCCTTTTCTTTAGACCAAATTTTTCCCTGAAATATTAGGTACTTAACCCTTGCATCTTCTTTTAACTTTTCAAATATTTCAACACAGTCAATGCCATTCTTAGGGTCATGGGTTAAATCAACTGCATATCCTGTGTTATGGTCAGAGGTTGGGCTTGCTTTGAGATGAGCAGCAGATGGTAGTAAACCATCTGATAGTTTATTTCTTGTTGGTTTAATTGCTGTTGCTTGACGTAGTACTGCTATTGCAGCAGGTGTTGCTTTCTTTGCATTCATATTGACATCCATCCCTGATATTCAGCCTCTGGATTATCCATTAGCCATTGTTGTCTTAATTTATTCTGGTGTTCCCAATCAATATC